TTATCACTAAATTTAGGTACTGGAGGAACCTGTAAACTCATAGCACTTGTAAACTCAGTTTGTTTTTTAGATAAATCTTTTTCAAATTGTGATATTCTCTCTGTTTGTAAATCTGTAGAAGTAATTAACTCCTTTGATTTTACAGGATTTTTATTAGAAATAATAATACTACGAGAACGATTTAACATTATTCCTATAAACTTTTTATTCATAGCCATTAAATTACTTGAATTATTTTTTTCAAATTCATTAAACCCTCTTAGGGTTTGAGTAAACATGTTACCTATTTCATTTATTAATTCTTTTGGTTTATTTTTAAATAAATCATCATCTATTATTACTTCCCAAAGTAAATCCACATTTTGTTTTATTAAAAAATCATTGGTTGACATATAATTATATACTATATGTCAATTATTATTTATATTTTAATTATATTATTTATATTTTAACCAAAATTATATTATTTATTTGGCTCCACCTTTTCTAAAGGTGGATTTATAATTCTTCATTGAAATATATTTTTCTATAATTTTGAATTTCTCCATCTTTTATAATATGATTTTTATAAAAATCCTCTGATGTTTTATCTTGTAACATATGAATAATAAAAAATAAACTATATATGCCACACTCTGTATTTTCATATTGATGTTCTACACCATTACTATCATCAAATTTAAAATTAATTTTTGGATTTAATTTATGTCCTTGGTCTGTTATTCTATCTACCAATTTTGTTATCTCAGGACTTACTTTTGTGCCTACGCTGTCAAAGAAACATATTATTTTCTTTTTTATATTGATAAATAAACTTATCCAATGTGCTCCTGATTTATTATGTGGATCTGTATTAAAAATTATACCTATTTTATTTTTACCTTTTTTAATTTGATTTGCTAAATTAAAATTACACAATTCATTCCACACACACTCACCATATGATAATTTTTTATCAAAATCTATTGGTGATGGACCAATAAATTCAAAACACTTATACGCTTTTTTATACTGTTTCATAACTTTATCTATATCTACACTAGACAACCATTCATTAGGATTTTTTTTCCATTCATCTGGCGATACAGGAGCAAATGAATCTGTAATATCTTCACTAATTTTCCCAAAATCTTTGTCTTGTTTTAACCAACACGATTCTGTTTTACATACATTATTTAAATAAAATGTTAACTTAGAATGAATTTCTTTTGAATCATTTGTTTTTATTAATTTATCAGGATGCTTTTTATTCCATTGATCTCTTAATTTATATAATGAATCATTTGTATAACAACTAAAACTATTTATTTTATTTTTTTCCTTTGGACTACATCTTAATTTTTTATAATTAAAAGTTTTATAATCATGTTTTTTAGTTTTATTGTTGTATTTATAACTATCATTAGTATTCCTTTTGGTTTTTTGATTATTTTTTATCCTTTTGGATTTCACAAATTTCCTTTGTTTGTTTTTGTGCGTCCTCGCCATAATTATTAATGATATTTTTCTTTTTAATAACGCCTTTATTTTTTAAGACAGGGTCTTTTAAATTTATTTCTTTTTGTTGAGGAATTATTAATTCTTTTTTTGTTTTTGTCATTTTTATTTTTATAAAATTATCTAAAGAATGATTTGACAATTTTACTGAACGCATTAAAAGTTTTTCATTTTCTTCTTTTAAAATTTGTTCTGTTTCACTTATTTCTTTTTCTTCCTTAATTTCATCATCCAAATCATTATAGTCTTCTTGAATTATGTCATTTCTATCTAATATTTTAAAATAATGTACACAAGTTTTTACTAAATTATCAAATGCGTATTTTATATCGGGTGATATAAATATTTCTGATTCCTCTTTAGATAATAATTCTTTTGTTAAATTTAAAATTCTTCTCCTATAAAACCTTTTATCCTTTTTATTTATTTTTTTATTCAATGTATTTTCAGTAAAACTTATTAAATGATTTTTATATTGTTTTGTATTAATTAAATAATCCAAAGAAGCTTGATTTAAAAATGCGTCTGATTCCAATTTTGTTTCTGATTCTGTTTCCAGTTTTGATTCTGATTCTGTTTCCAATTTTGATTCTGATTCTAACATTATAATATTTAAAAGAAAATAATAATATAATATATCTTTAATTTTTTTTCACATCTTTGTCTCCAATTTCTTTAACTTGTGTTCTTGTTGAATTATAAAAAATACCTCCTCCTACTATTTTATTATCTGGATTTGGATTAAAATCACAAAAATTTTCTTTTTGAAATAGTAAAGAATGAGCTTGCGATTGTTTTGCGTTATTTGGTGTATAAGAATATTTATATAAATCACTATTACTGCCTGGTACATAAACAGCCTGATTACACTTTTGTAAAGCAAAAACTTGGTTTCTTAATTCAGACTCTAGATTTACGTTTGATGCAAACCCTGACCATGGAGATTTTGTATTTCCTGGATTAAAAACTGCTTGTGAATTATATGTTGGCATTTGTTCCATTTTTACATTTAATTCTTTTCTTGGGTCAACAATTGGAAAATGGGAGTATTTTGTCATTACAGGTCTAACATCTAAATATGGTTGAAGCATTTGTGATGGAATATTTCTATCATATATTCTAGTATTTGTTTGTTCATGCATTTTTGATACACAACTTACATCTAGATTATTTGCTAACATTAATATAGATATATAATATTTTTATTTTAATTATAAACTATATAAAGATTTGTAGATAATTTAAATTATATGTGTGGAATTTTTGCTCTTCTTAATAATTCAGGGTTTTCTATTGAAACTACTAACAGTCAATTTATAAAAGGTAAAAATAGAGGTCCTGAATATTCTAAATTAAAATCATTTTCTAATTTTAATTTAAATTTAGGTTTTCATAGATTAGCTATTAATGGTTTAAATGAAAAATCAAATCAACCATTATCATTTCAAAATATTTTTTTAGTTTGTAATGGGGAAATATATAATTATAAATATTTGTATGAATTAATGGATATTAAACCTGAAACGGATTCTGATTGTGAAGTAATTATTCATCTTTATCTGCGTTATGGTATTGATCAAACATTACAAATGCTTGACGGAGTTTTCGCATTTATTTTATATGATTCTAATAATTCAAATATTTATGTAGCACGTGACCCATTTGGGGTTAGACCATTATATCAATTGTCAAATTTAACTAATTATTGTTTAATAGGCTTCGCATCTGAATTAAAGTGTCTAAATGAATTTGTAAATATTGATGAAGCAATTATTACATCTGAAAATACTAATATTAATCAAAACAAAATTACTCAGTTTACACCTGGAACATATAGTGTTTTTAGTTATAATAATTATATTTGGAGTAGCATAAAAGAAAATATTCCTTATATTGTACCTACATTTTCGTATCAAAATAATAAAATTGAATGGGTTTCTTATTATACTAAAATTGCTGATAATTTAGTTAAATCAGTAGAAAAAAGATGTTTAACAACAGAAAGACCAATTGCTTGCTTACTCTCTGGAGGCCTTGATAGCAGTCTTATAACAGCTCTAGTTAATGATTTTTATATATCAAGCTCTTTTGATAAAAAACTTGAAACATACAGTATTGGATTAGCTGGTTCAGAAGACCTTAAATATGCCCGTATTGTGGCTAATTATTTAAATACAAAACATACTCAAATTATTGTTACTGAAAAAGAAATGTTCGATGCTATTCCTGAGGTTATATGCGCAATTGAAAGTTATGATACCACAACTATTAGAGCAAGTATTGGTAATTATTTATTAGGTAAATATATTTCTAAAAATAGCGATGCGAAAGTTATATTTAATGGTGATGGAGCTGATGAATTATGTGGAGGATATCTTTATATGAAATCGTGCCCTGATTCAATTGAATTTGATAAAGAAACTAGAAGATTATTAAAGGATATTCATTTATTTGATGTTCTTAGGTCTGATAAATCTATATCTTCACATGGTCTTGAACCTAGAACACCATTTTTAGATAGAAATTTTGTTAATTATTATCTATCTATTCCACCTTATGTTAGAAATTATAATAATTTTTCACAATGCGAAAAATATTTAATTAGAAAAAGCTTTAGTTCACCTATTTTTGAAACCGCAATGGGTAAACAAATTTTACCTGATGAAATATTATGGAGAAAAAAAGAAGCATTTAGTGATGGGGTTACTGGACTTGGACGTTCTCTTTTTCAAATTTTACAAGAATTTATATCAACTGAATTAAATTTACCAGCAACTATTGAAACTGAAAAATTGTATTATAAAAATATTTTTGACAAATATTATCCAAAAATGTCACATATTGTTCCTTATTTGTGGATGCCTAAATATACAAATGCTACTGACCCAAGTGCCAGAACCCTAGAAAATTATGATAATAAACTTTTTCAGTCTACTGAAAAAAAAGCACTAAAATAAAATAAATTGTTTTATACAAATAATATATATGATCTCTAATAAAGTACAAGAATATATATTTGATATTACATTTTTAATAATATATATATTATATTTTGTTATTGCTTTAGGATTATCAGCTACGGCACCTAAATATTTAGCTTTTTTGGATTATTATGTAAAAATTTATGTTTCATTATTTTTAATATGGAGTTTTAATCCTTTTAATAAACGCAGAAAGTTCACATCATTAGATAGAAAAATAGCATTAAATGCTGGAATCTTTGTTCTTTTTGCCACAACATCAGCTAATACAATTATTATTGATTATTTAAAAAATCTTATTAATTAGTATTTAAATACATTTAATTTTAATCTTTCATTAAGAAATAAAATAAAAAATACATATATAAATGAAATCTCATTCATACAAAAAAAGTAAAAGTAAAAATAAAAATAAAAATAAATCTACAAAAAAAAAATTCGGAGGCGAAGTAGAAGGATTTCCTGATTTATTTGGTTCATCTGGACAATTAAATTTAAATGCTAATCCAGAAGAAAATAAAAATAATAATAAATTTTATTTTGCAGGTATAGCTGGAGCAGTTAT